TGCCCAGACAAATAACTGCATATGTCATAAACGTGCCAATATCCGTCATCCTGTCGGCCCGGCGGAACTGTGCCGCAGTTTCCTGTGTACCATAGCGGGGTAACTCGAATTGTGTTTTGCGTGACTTCATAGCCGTCAGGGCAGAGAACATCAGCGATGACAAACCACATTGTGTGGCCGCCGCCGGAACCGCTGCTCGGCAAGGCAACCCATTCACCTTCAATCCATGCTGCCCGAACCTCATCCCCTGCCGCCTTTGCCTCTGCTGATTCGAACCGTTGCTTGATGTTTTCGTTGCGTCCTGAGTCGATCAAGTCGCCATTTTGGTCTTTGAACCAGACTGACATAACAGCTTCGCCCGGAGCCGTCCCGAAGTTTGTCGCCGCAGGCAAATCGCCATCGAGTTTGCCAATTATCTCCAGCGGTGGCTTCACGCCGAACGCGGCATTTGCTGACTGCTGCTTATGCCAAAGCATCCGCGCGACCGCATCAGCCAGCTCATTCAGCCTAGCCGCTGAAAGCCTTTCGCCTCGCTGAAAGTCTGGAACGTGTGGCTGAAAGTTGTTTGGCATTAGGTAAAGATCCGCCGAAGATCCGTTTCCTGAAACGTGTAGCCACTGCCGATAGCGGACTTCGGCCTATCAAAGTCGCCAATTTCTTCTCGCCATTGCCAGTTCCACCCGTAGACAGTGCTTCCGCCGTTTGCGGCCTGCCCTGTTGTACTCCATGACGTTTGAGCCTTTTCCAAGAATGTAAGCGTGAGCTTCCAAGTTGTTTGGCCTAGCGTATTGAGTGAAATCGACGCAGACTTCTCTGCAAACAGCAAGGTGCCCGGAGCGAGCAACTGTTTTGTGATGGGAATTAAAAACGCCACGCTGTTAACGTGATTGATGCACTCAGACAAAACTCGCCATGGTGGATTCCGCACCTGCGACCATGTCACGACATGCCTCGTGGTCGTTGTGGCATATGCCGCGTTCACGTCCGCAGGAAGCGGAACGTTGTCTGAAGCCCATTTCAGCCCGCGACTTGGAACAGTGACAAACTCGCCCTGCTCCTGCATTTCGTAACTAATCAGTGTTCCATCTTCAGTCGGCACCATTGGCTTGTAACCGATAGTAATCTTAGCTTCGCCCGCGTGTGTCAAAGCCTGCGACTGCGGATCAACGATTGTTGCGTTGCGAGGGTTTGGTGCAATCTTGTCAATGCTGAACGTGTCTGCGAACACGCCCGGAAAGCCGGGACCGTAGACCATCGGCAAACCAATCGGCCCGCCAGTAAACATTCCGTTCACAAAGCCCCAGCGGTCATCCCACGCCGTGACAAAGATTCGCGTAAACTGAAAGTCACCGTCGCGATTGCCGGTCTCGATCGGGCTCTCTTCATGTTCGACGAATGGGACTGTGATCGGCATTATGCAAGCCCCATGTCAAGGTTCTGAACAGCCTGCAATTGTTGCTGCTGAATGTTCAGTTGCTGCTGTTGCACGCTCAGCGATGACTGTGCGACATTCAACTGTTTGTTTAACGTCGATTCACGGAGCGAAGCAAACAACGCTTCGGCTGAAAACGTTTTCGATTGGGAAGCCTCTTTGACCTGTGACGCAAACTGTTTCGGTAAACGCTTGTTGGCATCAACTGAGGTTTCGTCCACGCCTTTTTTCTTGGCCTTATTTGCTTCATCTTCCGCTACGAGCTGATCTTTTTTAATTCTGCGGGCCGCCGCCAATTCTTCGTCGATCTTCTCCATTAGCGAAGATCCGCGCCCGCTCCTAAGTTCCGGCATTTGAAACTCGCCAAGGGGAACAGTAAACTCAGTCACTTCTTCGCCCATTAGCATCTGCTTGATCGCTCGCATTCTGGCCCCAAGATTGTCGACCATTTTGCCAGAGTTTGCCTGAATCCAATCAAAGGCTGCTTTGGCAATGCTGACAATGTCCTCAAACGCATCGCGGAACCTGTCGGCAATGTGAACCGCAGTCACTCCGACAATGACGCCGACGCCTTCGAACTTTTCCTGCGTTTCCGTGAACCAGTCGCGAACAGATGTCTGCAACTTGCTGAACGTCGATGGCATTTCGTCGGTTTGGTCGAAGAACTTGCGAGCCCATTCCAGCAGTTTGTTGGCCTCTGGTAAAAGTGTGGTCCCCATTGCAATTGCCAGCATTTCGACTTCGCTTTTCAGCTTTGCATACTGGCCAGCAGTTGTTTGGCTCATGCGGTCATTCATGCCCGCAAAGCGACCACCAGCAGACGTTGCATCAACAAAAGCCTGCTTGACCTCTGCCACTGAAACATTGCCGTCCTCCATTCGTTTCTTGAGGACCGCCATCGATTCGCCGGTTCGCTTGCTAATCTCCTGCAGCGGACTGAATCCTGCGTTGATCATTTGATTTAGGTCTTGCCCCATCAATCGCCCAGCTCCGGACATTTGCCCGAATGCTCGCGTCATTCCTTCGAGCTTTTGCGAGTCTCCGGCTGCAATGTCGGTAATCATTGACAGGATTGGAACAACTTCCTCGCCAGCGACGCCGAAGTTTAGCATCATCTTGGCTGACTCGGACAGCTCCCGCATTCCAAACACAGTTTTCATGTCGAGGGCTCTCATCGCCTCGATCATGTCTTTTGACTTTTCGGCGGAACCCAACAGAACTTCAAACGCGATCGCAGTTTGCTCTGCTCCGGCCGCCAGCGACATCATGCCGCCGACCGCGGCTCCAGCACCGAGTCCTGCAAGTGTGGAGCCCATGCCGCCGATATTCAGCCGCACGCTCCTTAGTTTATCGATCAGCCCGCCCGCCGCTGTCGTTGTGCGGTCGAGAGCCTTGCCTGCCATTCCCGCCTTTGTCTGGACTTGCGAAAGCCCATCAGCAGAAAAGATAACCTGTGCTTCTTGTACTGTAATCGCCATCAGCCCGGCCTCTTCTCAAAGATATCTTCCGGACACCATGCCCCGGCCGCTACCAGCACTTGATACATTGTCATTCGTCCGATTTCCTCGAACGTCCAACCGTACTTCTCTGCGACATTGCGAAACACCGTAGCCCACGGAATCGTCCGTCTCGTTACTGGCCCGACGCCGCCGCTACTGTCGGGCCATTTGAGTTTCCCACTTCGGTCTTTTCTTCAATCGCGTGGATGGCATTGACGATGCCGTTAATGTCGCCAAACCAATCAATGAAATCCGCCCCGAGCTGAATGCCCTGTTCTGCTGGAAGATCCTGCGGAAACTCTATCGAGTGATTCTTCCCCATGGCTCGCCAAATCGACCACGACAGCCCACGCATCGACCTGTCGAACCGATCTTCATCGACCATTGTGGCAATCAGCGGACGAGCTACAGTGTCCGCTGCGATCTTGATTGCCATTTGCTGAACAGCACGATCTTTGATTGAATCGATGCCCGCGTAAGGATTTCCCACGCGGGAAAGAATCGCTTCCTCTTTTTTTGCGTAGTCGGCAAGAGACCGAATTTCGAGCCGATACGTTCTGCCGTCTTTGCTGAGTTCTGCAGTCCGCCGACCGCAAAGATTGAACAATCCATCCGCCATGGATTACTCCTGATTAGTTGAGAGTGAAAGCACCGGCACCTGTCGGAATGCCTTGGAAGTCGAAAGCAAAATCGCACGCCACTGGTTCACCTGAATCAGCATCGAACGTGATGTCACCGACATCGGTGACGATGATCGTCCCGGTGATTGTGTCGCTGGATGCCGTGCCATGACACACAACGCTGTATTCGGTGCCGATCTTCATCGCCATCGTTGCCCCGGCATGAATGAACAGTGTCGCCGTGCCCGACCAGTCTTTAACGCCAATCGTTGTTTTGCGACCGCCAGCTGTCGAGTTGCTGGCGTATCGGCCCTTGGCTGCTGTGCCTTTCACTGTCCATTTTGTCGTGTGGTCAATTGCCGTTCCGGAAATTTTGAACGTCATTTCATTGCCGGTGAGCGGTGTGCCTGCTGGCATTTGCGTGATTCCTTATTGATGCAAGAAAAGAAACAAGACAGCAGTCCAATTATTTCGCTGTTTCGCTGGCGTTAATTTGCAGCCGCAGATTCGATGTTGAGGTGGCAATTCCAAGCACTGTGACGAAGTCGCCTGACGCCAAATCAGCATAAGGGGCGATTCCACCAGCGGTCGTGCTGACGCAAACCACGTCGCCAGTTGTGAATGCCGTGTTGAATGTCAAGTTGCCGCTTGTGGCGTATTTCAACGGCTGCCCGTTTGCCGCGCCATGCAGTGCGATTCCGGCCGCTACGCTTGTGGCTGATACGTCAGCGTCACATGCCTTGAGTTTGCTGCTGTCGGCAGTGTCGATGTAAACGGCCATGCCAGCCGTAATTGTTCCGCCAGCAATTCCTTCGCTGATTGCGGTGTTTGCTGTCTTCACAACACTTGCAGCGGTTACTGAATAATCAGCCATTATCTAGACTCCATTGTGATGAATTTCAAAACTTACAGTGCTGTCCCATATTCCAGTGGACTCATCCTGTTCAGATGAAATCCCACCGGAACGACTGAACGTAATTACTGACTCTGATCCTGCAAATGTCCCGCTGTCCCAAAGGGTTTCACATCGCTGAGCAACTGCTTTTCCCCGGTCATAGTCGATTGACAGCACCGACACCTTGACTTGACTTTTCCATCCTCGCCCGCTGTTTGTTCTCCAGTGCGGCTCAGTGGCGACCTGCAATACAACGCAGTCATCAAAATGGCCGTCCTGATCATTATCAGCGTCGGTTGTTTCGTTTGTTTGGGTAATCTCAGTGCTGACTCGATTGGCAGGAATTAGCGAGATCAACCCCGCCGTGTTCCGCCATCGTTCGATCAAACATTGATCCAGCCCAGTACTCACTTGACGACCGCTTTCTTCTTGCCGCCTTTGTTGGCCTGCTTGAGTTCACTTCCAATAACTTTGCCAAATGCCTCTTTGTTGTCTTCGACTGCAGGTTTCAGAAATGGCCTTCCTTTGCCGTCCTTTCGAAACTCCCACATCGCCATATATCCAGCGATTTTTTTGTCGACATAAACGCGGCTTTCCAGCTTCTTGCCCTTGAGCCTTAACTGAGCCTTGATTGCCGACCTGCCTTTGCCCGTCCTCATCTTTGGCGGCTCGCCCGGCTTGCTTGCCCCCGGGTCTGCATTTGATGTCCTGACTCGAGCGCCAGTGATGTCAACAGTGCCATCGAAATCAAACTGAGTTCTTGCTCTCTCCTGTGCTCTCAATGCCCTGCGTTGATCTCTGGCCTGTATCTTTCTTTCGCGTTCCCGAAGTCTTGCCGCCTTTTTGCGAGCCTTAAAAAACCGCGTTGTGTTTTTCGATGCGGCCCTCAGTGTCTTTTTTGCAAATCGTTTCGCTTTGCGTGTTTGCCCTGGTAACTTCTTCAACCGTCGCCGTGCCTCTCGTAACCTTCGCTTTCCAATTCGCTTGAGTACCTTTGATGTTTTCTTGGCTTGCCGATTCGCCTTTTTTGCTCGTCTTGTGACCGCCTTGGAAAGCGAGTTCGACTTAAAAAACCTCGCAGCTCGCCTCTTGCTTTTGTTGACCCTCTTGCTGACTACCTTGATTCTTTTTGCAACGTTTTTTTTCGCAGCTTTCACCCGCTTACGGCCTGCCTTGGAAGTTGCCGAGAGCAGCTTTCCAGCACGGTATCGGAGCGTTTTAGGTTTGCGTCTGGCCATCTTGTTGTGTTGCCGTTCTTCTTACCCCCGGCCGTCTCACGTATCGCCTGCTGACTGACTGCTGAGAAATAGTCTTCAACTTCAATGCGGCTGCTTCCAATGCGTCCGCCGTTTCCTTCTGCAGCTCTCTCATCATTTGAACCGTTCTGTCCATTCGTTTGATGCTCATACGTCGGACCTCGAACAAATCAAATATGGCAGCTCATCGCGGTTGAATCCTTTTTCGAGTCGATCCACCCGAAACGATCTGCCATTAGAATCCGTCAACGTAAGATCCGTATCCAGTTCTGGAACTTCTTCAACAACGCAATACCACTCACCCTGCATGGTTCGTCGTTTGTTATCAACGTCGATTTCTGCCGAAGACTGAAACCACTGGCACCGATATGACGCGGCCACCTCGGAAAGAATTGAGGCGTCTGCCCCGCTTGCTCGCTTGTACTTCGGCCGACGAACAGCTTTTATTGTGTCCGTCAGTTGCAGGTGGCAATGAGACCGCTGCAAAGCTGTCTCCGCCGGATCCGTGTAAAGAACTCGCCATGTGCTGGTGACGTTGCCACGCTTAACGCGAAACAAATCCCCCTGCCGAGTTGCTGTGCCTTTCTGAACTGTCCAGACAAACGCCCGCCTGATTGTTTGCAGGTCCGGTTGCTCAATAAGACGAACAGTTCTGTTGAGTCCCGAGCTTTGGCCGTAAGGCGTCCACAATGCCTGCTCACCGAGTTCATCGGTGTTCAAGATCGCACACGCATCAACGGCCATTTGCTCGCGAAGGCTCATTCAGTTGCGTCCACCAGTTTGAGAAATCCCATTCCAATGTGACCCTCTACCGCCGCTCTCAAATTGCACTTGATCGCTTCAGGAGTTTCCAAATTGATCTTGACCGGCCTGTCGCCGATCTCGATTCGACCGCCGTTTGTTTTGTCTTTTGGAGCGATTCGAAAACCGAACACTTTGCCGGTTGCCTTTGGTCCTTTTGCGACCGTGATCGTTTTTGTTTTTTCTGCTGCTGCCATTACTGAGCCTCATTCCGCCGCCACAAAATGCCCTGTGATTATGGCGGATAACCACAGAGCCACCGGAAGACACGGCTTCCGGTGTTTCTCATCCACAGCCGCCGATTAAGTGAAGGTGTGAAGAACGGCCTTCCACCATGCCAAATAACCGAGGTTGTATCGTGCCTCAGTCATGAACTTCACGTCCTTGGTTTCACTGTCGTCAAGCCCTTTCATCTGTCGTGAAAGCGGCTCGCGAGCCTGAAACACGAATGGCTTCAATGGGCCATCCAGATTGAACAGGTAAAACTTGCTCGTGTCGGTCAGGTAAGCACTGGACATGATCTGCGGAGCGTCCACAACGACGTTTGTACCGCCGGTGCTTACCAGAGGTGCCAGCAACGCTTCTTTGAAGATTGCTTCGAAGTCGACATTGCACAGCAGAAGCAGATTGCTCAGCCCCATGCTGATTGGTCGATTCAGCAGCTTGCCCTGATCGTTCTTGAACTTCATCATTGCGTTTCGAGCGGCGTTGAATGCCGCCTTTGCTTCCGCCACTGTCGGCGTTGTGCCGGTTGCTGCCGCGCTGGTCAAGTCGTTGCTCTGTGTGCCAGAGTCGCCCCAACTGTGATCCGTGTCGAAAAAGAACTGACTATCGAAACACGCTGTTGACTCGCCATTGACCAGCGTTGTGAAAAACAGCTCGTCCGGGTGATAACTGGCTTCAACGGCCAAGTCTTCCATCAGCGGCCCGTACATGTTCATACGGTCGTCGGCGATGTCGGTCTTTTTGATCTTGAGCGAGTTTTCCCAGTGCTTGTTCGCAATGGTGAACGTCCCTGCTCGCAGCTCGTGAAACTGACGATCACCCAGCCATTCGCGAACGCCGGGATGATTCCCGAGCATACCGTAGGCTTCGTCCGCACCGTCGCTTGGCACGATGGTCGAAACCTGCGGGTAGAACGGAGTCGCAGTGCCGATTCGGTTGTCGAATTTCTGCGTCAAAGTCCGCAGTGTGACTGTTGCTTTTGCTGTATCCAGAGGCATGAGAGGTTTCCTTCAAAACCTCCATCACGGTAATCACACTGAGAAAATCAACTCTGTCGCGGGTAAGCCGGGAACGTTGCAACGTATCACCGGCCTCCCGTGACGGAGACACAAGAGAACTACTTCAGGCGTGCTTCAAGGTCCAAAACGCGACGCTGAAGGTTCTGAATAACGTAAAGGATCGTGATGCCTTCAGCCGCGTTTGAAAAGCCGAAAGGCGTGCTGCTTGTGATTGCAGCAATTGCGTAGTCAGGCGTTCCAGCCGCATCTGCTGGCGTGATGGTTGTGAGCGGAGCAACTTCCAATGCTCCGACGCCGCTTGGCTTGATGGCAATGATTGCTTTTGTAGTGCTGACGAATCGCACAACACGCCCAATGCGGACGCTGCTTGCGCCAAGAGCAACGACAACCGCGTAGTTGTCATCGCCATACGCTGGCATTCCAACGTCGGTAATGGAGTTGAATGTGCCAGTCAGCTCGAAGTCACCTTCCGTGTAGACCTCGACTTCAATATCGCCATCTGCGCCGCTGGTGTTGTCGGCTTCTGCGACTGCGATGCCAACAAAAGCGTTAACGCCTGTTGCAGTGACATCGCAGGCGTATCCGGCTGCGTTTACATAGACCAGCGTTCCTTGATAAATGCGAGTAGACTCCTCGACAGGATAGCTCCGTCGATCGCCTTCCTGCACTTTGATGACTTGATTGGCTGTTACAGCCATGGTATTCGCTCCTCAAACAGTGATTGAAAAAGAATCGCCCTTTTGGAGCGTGACTAACCTGCAGCGTTCATTGGGGCTTTGAGAACGTCAAGACCCTCGTCAACTCGACGCATTGCAACAAACTGATCGACGGTCATGCTTTTAGCGTAACGAGGCTCGGCCGCAAATTCCGCCTTGTATTTGGCGTTTGGATCGGCGGGAGCTTCTGGCACGTTGCTGAGTGCAGGGTTTTTCTTTGCGACGATGTCACGCAAAGCTGCCTGCGTTTCTTCAACGCTGAAATTGTTGTCCACAAACAGGTTGAACTTGTCAGGAACTCCCGCAAGGTCAACCAGTGCCCGAATCTTTTTGCAGCGTGCTCGTTCGTCGGCTGCGAAGTCCGTTGACAAGTCAGGCTTTGCTGCTGTCTCTTCAACTGGCGTCTCAGTCGTGGTCGTTTCTTCGACCGGTGTTTCTTCTGGCTTCTCAACTTGTGTTTCGTCGGCCATTACAGGCTCCCTGTTTGATAGATAGCGGTCAAGGAAACTGTTGATACGACCCCTGACCACTTCGGGTTCCGCATCGCCAAAATACGTGGAAAGCAATACTGTCGCCTGCGCTGGCAGGTTTCGCAGATCCGGCGTAGTCAAGTCGAACATTCCACCGCGTGTTGCGGCTGGCTCGTCAACGATGTCTCCGGCCCGGATGTCAGAAAATCGCATTGGCCACTTTTCGCCCGTCTTTTTCTTGTCGAACTCTTCGAGGCTTGCATAATCCAGCCGAGTCGCCAGCGATACGCCAAACGCTTCAGGATCGCTTTCAGCCAAGTCCATGACATAGGTGCCAAGGTCGCCTTGTGGGCTCTTAAAAGCAGCGTCTGCCAAGTGCAGGTCGCCACGTAGCGTTCCGCCGTCGACGCGAACGTTCTTCCACCGACCGAGATAACTGCCCATGCCATCGCTGGACATGTTTGGATGAGTGAATCGAGCCTTCGCACCGTTGTTGCCTTTGCTCATCATCTTTTGAGCTTGTGCCAACGATTCTGCATCCACGGTCCACGGCCTCGCATCGCCGTTGTTGAGGTCGCCAACCTGCATCAGATTGGCCCCGAACACGATGTTAGCTTTTCGATCGACCTTCGATGGCAACTCGGCCTGACGTGTTGTTCTGAACAATGCTGGATCTGCTATAGTGTCAAGCTGTGGCATTCTGCACCCCCCGAACTGCTTTTGCCGATGCCGATGGCTTGCCGACTGGTGCAGGCATCGCGTTTGGATCTGGTAGCCCTAACGCTTGCCGAGCGTTCATGATTCTGGCCTCTGACTTCATCTTGGCCATCGCTTCGCGTTCTCGCTGAGCCAACGTCTCGTCGAAGTCTCTGCCTCTTGCAGCAAGGGATTCTGTTTCCGTCTGCAGTCCGCCAGCGATGGCCGCCAGGTCTGCGGTGACTTCTTTTTCAGGATCAACCCACGGCCAACCCGGGGGAATCCATGCGTGTTGCAGGAAGTGGTCACGATTTTCCTCGTACTTGACGGGATCAATCTTGATTGCGCCTTCGAATACGCATTGATCGATAAAACGATGCCAAACCGGCTCCAATGTTCGCTCAATCAGGCATTGCTGCCACACCTTGAACGTAATGCGGCCATCGATCAGGGCGAGTCGTCCGCCGCTGAAGTTGTTCGTAAACTGCTTTGCAAGGAGTTCATAAGGGTAACGAATTGCAGCCGCAACGCCGTGCAAAGCCCACTCAACATACGGCGCGAGCGTCGTTCCCGGTCTTGCTGGATCAGAGAACGCCACACCTTCTCCGTCAGCGAGATATTGAATAGTTCCGGGGGACAAGTCTTCAAGATTGCTTCTCGATCGACCTTGCTCAGCAAGGACCATCGGATCAGTTACGCCAGTGATAAAAGCCGAATGACAGGCTGCGACCTGTTCAGCTACGAGGTTTGCGTAAACGAAGTCCTTCAGGTCTTTCAGCCGCCCCATTGCAGGAGACAGCCACGGAACTCCGCGAAGTTGCCCTGGGAAAAGTTCCTCGTATGAATGCAGGATCTGCGTTCCAAGGTCTTTTTCGTCTTCGCCCTGATCGTAGGCTTCGGAGTCGTTTGGATGCGATTTCCGCACGTAGGCAGAGACTGGGAATCCCTGCTGATCGAGACGCAAACCGAGTCGCCTTCGCTGTCCCGGCTTTATGGACCCGTAGCCCACAACTGGAATTCGCTGCGGCGATATCACCTGCACAGTGAGCGTGACGGGCTTTAGCGGATTATCATCATCTGCCAGTTCAAGCCAATTCTCGCCAAACAGCCCGTTGCATCGCTCAAGCTGTCGTTGCTTGGAATAGAATTTCTCGATCTTTGCCCATCGAGAAAACAGCCATTCCGCCATCACATTAAATTCTTCAGCCTGTGTTGGCGTCAGAATTCCACGTTCTGGCTGAACTCGCGATTGCGGGCGAATCCCTGTGCCGACGACGTTGTCAACGCGGCCATTGATTGCGGACGATGCGTAGCAGTCGTTTCGGTACAGGTCCAAAGATCGGTCGATTAGCGTTTCTAACTCAGTCGACAACTGATCGTTGCTGCTCAACTTGCTGGCGAGCCACTTTTCGCCGCGAAGACGATCGTTTTCTGCACCTTCGTAAGCTGAAAATCGCTCCGCAACCCGCTCAGCCATTGCCATGCGCAAGACGTGGTCGACTCGGCTTTTGACTCGGCGGGATGCTTCTTCCGGATTGATCCGAAAAAGCTTCTTTTCTTCGCGGGTTTGCCGTGCTGCTTCTTTGACCTGTCGAACCAGATCCGACTGTTGTTTTTCCTGCACTTCGTTCATCGCTGGAACCTCACAAGGTTCTTGCGACCAGCGAGGCCAGTTCCAGCCTGTGATCGGAGGTCAGCGATTCGTGCATCAAGCTCAGCGAGCCATGTTGATGTCGGCTCTTTTTGAACAGTTTGGCCGTCGACTGAATACGAAACTACTGGAGATCCAGACGCGAGGGCTGATTCAACCTTGTCGCGAATGTTCTCAAACAGCGTTAAGCGTTCAGATGCTGAGCGTGCCATGCCAGCATGTTGCATTGGCTACGCGATTGGCGGTATGCTGCTCCTCCAGACATCTGGAACCAACATTGGAGAACGCTGTGCAGAGAACTCAAATCATTAGCCGAAAATGCCGCCGATGTCGCAAGAGAACACGGTTCGAACGCCACGTAACGGCAATGGGATGCGGTGATCTGCTGCTAGTGATTGCTACCCTCGGCCTGTGGCTGATTCTGCGGTGGCTGTTTACTCCGGGATATCGCTGTTCTATTTGTGGCGGGAAATAATCAGCCGATCTTTACCACGGTCTGAAACCGATGCCCGCAACCACACGCCCGGTATTGAGTCTTAAACTCGGCACCGCTTTGTGTTCCGTCGACCCTCGCGAATTGTCCGCAGATCGGGCATAGTCCATGCCCTGGCACCTGATGCCACTGGTGATAAACTCGTTTCTGCACATATCCCGGCTCTTTCAGTGGCTTCACTTGCGTTTCCTTACAAAAGGCTCTGCTTTTTTCCCTGAAATCACGCCATTTGTCGGCGTATTCTCTGCCCTTTTCCGTGCCTTTTCTGACTCATATTCCGCTACGCTGATTCCCACCAGCGACATATAACACGCATCGAGCAAGTGATTTCTCGTGAATGTCTGAACCCATTTTCTGACCGTTCCTTTACCAACTTCGAATTGAGTCGTTTCGCGTTCGGCCGTCAGTTGCTTTGCTACTTCAATCCGGCCTTCAACCTTTTCAGACTTCGGCAAGAGCAACGCCGCCGAGCTGTCAGCCGCCACGGTCAACGACTGGTGAACTCTTCGCTTCCAGTGATCTGCGTTGTTCTCCAGTTCCCGGAAACGTTTGTTGCCGCGAGTCAAAATCACATCATGCCAGCCCTCGCCAATCTGGTGCATCTGTCGATTCTTGTTCTGCGGAGCCACGTAGGCAGATCCGGAGTGCTGCTTAAACCCGAAGCCCTTTGCACGCCTCCAAAGCTGATGTTCGTTCAGCCCCTCTCGAATCGTGTCTGTTTCCCATCCGATGTCGATCAACGCGATATCGATTCCGCGAAGTCCTGTCAGCCCCTCGACCTCCCACCCTTTATCGAACTTCTCCTGCAAATATCTGATTGCCTGCTTCAATGCTGTTTTCAGGTCGCTCGCTTCTCTCAAAACGGGCTCAAAACCGTAGTCGATGCAAATTGGCTGACCATTTGCCCGCTTTGCCGTCACAAACCAATCGAGCTGCTTTTCTCGAACGTCAACTCCAGCCGCGATCGTGACAACATCGGACGGCATTAACCCGCGTTTCCACTGGCTTTGCCGGTGCATTACCGTCCGGAAATCCAATGGTTCAACGTCTTGCTCTTTTGGCTTTGCTGGTAGTGCCCACGTCCATTGAAGGAGTTCCTTTTCTGCGTTGTCCTGATCAACTTCGCGTGCCCCTTTCCATTCATCGGCCCCGACGATCCCGGCCGTTACGAATGTGTTCGTTGCTGCCGAATACCTGAACCCCATTGTCTTCGATGCGACGATCTGGCCCGTGATTGTTCCGTCAGACAGGATCGACTGACCTTTGTGCCTGACCTTGCAGTTCGTCAATTGTTTCAGCCGCACAGCATCATCAAACAGAATTCCGCAGCACGGACAGGCCCACCGACTGTTGAGTTCCGCGACATCCTCAGTCGTTGCATCCTGCCAGCCAATCAAGTTGTCTCGCCCCGGGCACATCCACTCGTCACAAGCGTGGCATTGAATGACGACCTCTCCGGCCGTCCCGTTGCCCCACTCCTGCCAGATGCGGCCCTGCTCAATCGTCACTGTTGATTCAAGATAAATGCGAGCCTGTCCACTGGCACGGTAAGCCCTAACGCGGCCTTCCATCTGCTTGAGCTTTGTCGCTTCGTCTGATGTCCCGCCAACTTGATCAAGGTGGGAAACCTCCGTGACGACCAGAATCGGACCTGTGAAGCCCGCTCGCTTTTCATCGCCTCCGCCAGCCGTGATGAACTTCAAATTGCTACCGTTGCCGAATTGAATTAGCTCCGGCGTTCCACCATTAGATCCGGCACCCTTCCGCGGTAAATACTTCGCAAACTGGCTCGCCTCGATTGCCGGTTTAATGTCCAGTTTCCACTTGTCGTTCGCCATATCCATTGAAGGCAAACCGAACAGTACCGTCTGATTTCTTTCGAACAAATGGTATAGAATCGGGATAACGACGAATGCCAGCGTTTTGCCTGACTGCTGCGGACCGGTGCAGGCATATCGAAACCAGTTGCCCGAGTCCACTTCGCGAAAAAAAGCTCCATGTGCCGGTTGTCGTGAGATCCTGAAACGCTGCCCCTGAAATGGTCCATCCGGAAGAATAATTTCCTGCTCTGCGAAGTCTGAGATTGACCGATAACGCGCAAAGATTGCGATTCGCTGAAACGCTTCCCGGAGTGCTTTGGCTCCAGGGATCGCGTAATCAGTCCACGTCTGTTTCGATTGTGGAACTATCATGTCCATAAATTCGCTCTAGGTTTGACAGCACCTCGCGATTTGCTTCCTCAATCAACTCCAGCGTGTCGGTATCGCCTTTTCGCTTCACATGCTCCGCAACCCTTCTCAGCGGCCCAAACAATGCTGGTGCCGCATCCTCAAAGTCATTCAGCATGATCACTTGGCCGCGAGTCTGAGCGAGCTTAATTTCTTCCTGTGCTGCCCTCGCTTGCCGGTATCGTTCAAGCCCGTCTGAGTCGTCGCCAGCCAGCAGGCTCTCATCTGTTGGGACTGGGTTTGCCTCTTTTCTGAGATACCACCAAACGCAAACCGCATAAATTTCCGCCAGTCCGTTCTTGTCGAACTCGGGAAACGATGGATCGGGCTTCATTTTGGCGATTGCCTGATGTGACACGCCAAGAATCCGCGACAACTCAGCCTGATTTACTCGCTTTCTGAATGCCATTGATGGTGGTAACCATGTTTCGATGTTTCAAACACAAAAAAATGAGGACGAACAAGCCC